ATCCAGCACAGCAAATCCTAGATGAAGCTGTAACAAAGCAACTTAAATCCGAAGGTAAGATTAGGATCATTATCCTAAAAGCCCGTCAGCAAGGTCTAAGCACCTACACTGGCGGCTATCTGTATTTCTCTGTGTCACAGCAGAAGGCCCGTAAAGCTATGGTAATTACCCACCATGCAGATAGCACTAGAGCTCTCTTCGACATGACAAAGAGATACCATGAAAACTGTCCCGAAATACTTAGGCCACATACCAAATACTCCTCAAGACGAGAATTGTCTTTCGATGTTCTGGACTCTAGTTATGTCGTGGCTACGGCGGGTGGTGACAGTGTTGGGCGTGGTGAGACGATAACCCACTTACATGCTTCAGAACTCGCCTTCTGGCCTAAAAGCACAGCAGCAGACATATGGAACGGTCTTACTCAAGCTGTACCTAATACGTCAGGCACTGCTGTATTTATAGAAAGCACTGCCAACGGTGTTACTGGTGTCTACCATGACCTCTGGAAAGGGGCTGTGGAAGGTACTAACGGTTATGTGCCAGTGTTTATTCCTTGGTATGTTGACCCTACTTACATCGAAGAAGTGCCATCTAACTTTGAGAAAACACCAGAAGAAGTAGAACTAGCAAACAAGTACGACCTGTCTGATGACCAGCTTATGTTTAGAAGACGTAAAGTTGCACAGAACGGGCTAGACCTATTTAAGCAGGAGTACCCTTCAGAGCCTTCAGAAGCGTTCCTGACCACTGGTAGACCTGTGTTCAACCCTGAGCAGCTACAAGACAAGCTATCTAAGACAAAAGATGTTGAAGACAGGCTAGCTCTTGAGGGCGGTGAGTTCCTGCCTAACATTCGAGGTGAGCTTACTACATACATGAAGCATGATGCAGGAGGTCAATATGTCATTGGCGCAGACGTTGCGATGGGCGTTAGAAATGGAGACTGGTCAGTCGCACAAGTCCTCGACTCCAAGAAAAGGCAGGTTGCCACATGGAGAGGACAAGTCCACCCAGACTACTTTGCAGAAGTTCTCAAAGCACTTGGGGATTACTACAACGAAGCCTTTATAATAGTAGAAAACAACTCACACGGTATTCTTACATGTACACGGCTAGGCAAAGACATGGCCTACCCTAACTTCTATACAGAGGTGCAGATAGATAAGCTGACTGACCGTGAGACAGTAAAGCTAGGTTTCACCACCACTTCTAAAACTAAACCTCTCATCATCGACCAGCTAAGAGCTTGTATGCGCGAGGATGAACTCACTCTCAACGACAAGACAACAATAAGAGAAATGATGACTTACATCGTGACTGAAAGCGGTGCGATGGAAGCTGAGTCTTCTTGTTTTGATGACTGCGTAATGAGCCTTGCACTAGCAAATCATGCTCATGAAGGAGCGTGGGAACCAGTCGAAATACCACACGAACTATATCTGGAAATGGTCTAAAATATGGCAAAAGTAAAAGAATACGAGAAACTAGAAGATGAAGACATTTTAGCTATTATTGACACTAACATCCGTCAATCTATTGGCTACTATGACAGCGATCTTGCTAGAGAGCGTAGGAAAGTCACTGACTACTATAACGCTAAGTTGCCGCGCCCAGCCCATGACGGAAACAGTAAGTACGTTTCTCAAGACGTTTACGACAGCGTTGAGTCTATGAAAGCTGCTTTGTTAGAAACTTTCTCTAGCGGTAATAAGATTGTTAAGTTTGCACCGCAGGGACCAGAAGACGTTCAATTAGCTTCCGTTTGTAGTGCGTACACCGATTTCGTGCTTTTCAGACAAAATGACGGTTTTGGTCTTTTTAGAAGTGTGATTCACGATGGTTTGATTGCCCGTGTAGGTACAGCCAAAGTGTTCTGGCAGGAGAGCTTCGAGGAAGACTTAAAAGAGTTTACTGACCTTACACAAGACGAGCTGGACATGGTTCTAGCTGATGAGGATGTAGATTTAGTAGAAAGCGATGAGAACGAGCTGGGCTTACTCTCTGGTCTTATCTCTACCAAAGTGGACACAAGTAAAGTATGCGTAGAATCTGTCCCACCAGAAGAGCTTCTGATAGAAGCACAAGCTGTTTCTTTAGATACGGTAAAGTTCGTTACTCATAGAACCCGTAAGACCTTATCAGAGCTGCGGGAAATGGGTTTCAGTGAAGATAAGCTAGACCGTATTGGTGATGCCCACGAAGACGTTGAGCTAGAGACAGATCCTGAGATACTAGCCCGTCATGACAGCATAGGCGCAGACAGAGGGCATAATGCTCATGGGTATCAAGACCAAGTGCGTAATATCATGGTCTATGAATCCTATATCTACATAGATATCGAAGCCACAGGCATAGCTAAACTACACCGCGTTCTCAAAGCAGGTAACGTACTTTTAGACGTTGAAGAAGTATCCAGAATACCTTTCGTATGCTTCGCGCCTCTGCCTGTACCCCACGCCTTCTATGGTTCTAACTTTGCAGCTAAATTGATGGCTACACAAAACGCTAGAACTGTTCTTACTAGGTCTATCCTAGACCATGCTATGATTACCAATAACCCACGTTACATGGTTACTAAAGGTGGCCTAACTAACCCTAGAGAGCTCATAGATAACCGTGTAGGTGGCCTCGTAAACGTGACCCGCGCTGATGCTGTACAGCCACTACCACAGGCATCGCTAAATCCGTTTGTATTCCAGACGCTTCAGCTTCTTGATGAAGACAAAGAAGACAACACAGGCGTTAGCAGACTTAGCCAAGGTCTAAACAAAGATGCACTAAGCAAACAGAACAGTGCGGCTATGGTTGAGCAGCTTGCAACGATGTCTCAACAAAGACAGAAGATCATAGCTCGTAACTTTGCTAACCAGTTTGTAAAACCTCTGTTCCACATGATTTACCAACTGTGCGTAGAGAACGAAGACCAGCAGAAGATAATAGACTTGTCTGGCGAGTATGTGCAGGTAAATCCATCTGCTTGGGATAGCAAGCGTGATGTGATGGTACAGCTTGCTCTTGGTTATGGAGAGCAGGAAGCTGAAAGCCAGAAGCATATGGCGATGCACCAGCTCTTTAGTCAAGACCCAACACTGGCTCCTATGTACCAGCCACAGAACACATATGCTTTAATTAAAGACGCTATGGAACAGTCTGGCATACTTAACGTTAGTGATTATCTAACATCACCTGATCAACTTCCGCCACCAGAGCCAGATCCTGCTCAAGAGATGCAGATGGCTATGGCTCAGAAACAGATTGAGTTACAGGAACGTCAAACCGCTGTTGCAGAAGCAAAAGCACAGGTGGACGCTCAGGTAGCACAAATGAAGCTCCAGCTAGAGCAAATGAAAGCTGAAGCATCACACGCTCTACAGAGCGACAACCAAGACCTCAAAGAGCAGCAGTTTAAGTTTAAGCAGTTTATCGACAGCAACGAGCTAGAGATCCTGCGTACTGCTGAAGATATCCGAGGAATAGCATCCCCAACGGGATAAGGAGAGCTTAAGTGCAACCTACTAATGAAGAAGAGCAATTAGTACGTCAAGGAAACAACGCTGAAGCACTGTTAGGTACAGACGCGTTTTCCGAGACTATCGACGCTATGGTCCATAGCTCGTTCCAGACATTCGTAAACAGCAAACACGCTGATACGGCTGGTAGGGAACAGGCTTATGGTCAATACAGAGCCCTAGTGGACCTTGTTTCGACCTTGCAGCAGCAAGTATCGGTTAAGAACGAGATTACTGAGCTAAACAACCGTGACAACAACGAAGAGGTTGAATAAGCACCATGTCAAACGTGCAGGAAAACAACACCTTAAATGAGGGTCTACCCCTCGACGCAGAAGATGCCATCCTTGCAAAGTGGGACGACGCGGAAACGCCATCCGAAGACGAAGCAGAGGCAACTCAGGATGATCCAGAAGAGACAACGGATGAGCTTGAGGAAGAGACTGAAGAAACCACCGAAATCGACGAGGAAGATACAGACCCTGATGATGAGGAAACTGAAGATGATAACACTGAAGATGATGAATCTGAAGATACAGAAGTGGACGAAAGTACCACAGAGATATCTGACGAGACTGAATTGGAAGTTATCGTCGATGGTGAATCAAAGATGGTATCTGTTGCTAACCTTAAGAGATTGGCTGGACAAGAATCTAGTCTCACTCAAAAGTCTCAGCTTGTGGCTTCACAACGAAAAGAAGCTGAAGCAGCTATTGAAAAGAACCATCTTGTTTTCCAAAAGATGCTTACAAAAGCTCAAGAACGCTTTAAGCCTTATGCTGAAGTGGACATGCTTGTTGCTAGTAAAACTATGGAAACCGAAGACTTTGCAC